TTGCACTTTTCGCTGTGTCACAGTGCCAGCAGCCGGTTTGAATAGTTGTATGCGTTTCTGCGGAAACATGGATTCTTCAATCAATTTTCTTTTCACAATGAAAAACTCAACTGTGATGTTTTCATGAGGTACACCAAATTGACGAGAAAAATAGTTTTTGTATGCAACCAATTGAGCTGCTTTGATGCTATCCGATTTTTGATGTTTGTTCCAGCCACCGCGGCTGGTTTTAATGTCTATTATATGCACACTGTTAGTCGGAACATGCCGCAAAACAACATCAATGAATCCGTACCAAAACACAGAAGGATTACGTTCTGATGCTGGTTCACACAATTCAATTTCGATGCCGACTAACTCCCAATCCTTTGTGGAAAAATACTGTTTGCGTCGTTTCTTAAGCCATTCCAAAATAGCAACACCATCTTCCAAATATTCTGCTAATTGTATTGGATTTGAAAAATGCACGCCGGAACTTTCTTCAACGCATCGTTTGTATTCTTCTCGAAGTTTGTTAGTTAATATGCTACGCAAATCCAATGCCTCTGCACGTTTAACTGATTCGGTATACATCACAGTCAGAAAGTGTTGCATAGTTTCATGAAAGGCAGTACCAAAACAAGTTTCTATGCTGGATTGAAATGGAGCTAATCCATCTATATAAGATAACTTCCATTGACGAGGACATTTCTCCCACATTGACCATTGCGAGTATGATATTTTCCTAGGTACCGATTCGGCATCTCGTATTGAGAGTTTGTAGATAGGATTAATATAGTTTCCAGATTTCATACATTAAATATATGAAATTACTTTGTAAGATCCAAATAATGTTGCCGTTGTTCCTGCAGATAGATATCAATTAGATCCTTTGTCTTATTAAGATCTTGTTCAAAGGTACCTTTATGCCGACATCTTACAATGCGTTTGATGATATCGAATTCGTAACTATTCAACTGCCATTCTTCTGCAAATTTATACAAGCTGTCTTTACCTCTGTAATGCGATTGTGTGTTTACGCTCATTTTTTAACTCCCTTTATCATTGTTTTTATTTCGACATCCGTATAACCATATAGTGACAAAAGACGGGTGCAAGAATCCTGATCCATCAATTCGGCGTAGTCGATTGCTTCCGATCGGCTAACATGATAATGTTCGGCAATCTGGGCAATCAATTTGTCTGAATACTTATCTTCCTTTTTACCTTTAACATACTTTGCAAATCCTTTGGTTGCTGGTAATATTTCATGATAAAGGCGATATGTTTCTCTGGGACGTAACACACCAATTGTATATGTCTGTAACTCATTAACTAATTCTATCAGATCCTGCCGCATTGATAACCATCGATTCACAATGAAAACTGAAAATTTACTTTGATCCGTATCGGACCAACGAGACCATTCTTTTTTCTTGTGAGTGATACCATCGATGAAATCAAAAATTGTTGCACCCTTTTTTTCTTCTGCCATTTTATAGTTTGTATTTTGTTTTCCACTGCTGTTCAAATTCCTCACCAATTCCCATTTCTAATATCACTGCCGTATCCGGGATACCTGGTATCTTTCGTTCTAAAACATCATCAATGCTTTTGTTGCGAATTGTTTTGATTTTAGTCTTAGCATTGCTTCGATTGGATGTTTTAAACACAATCGTAACATCTGATTTATAATATGGACTAGACATTACTTTTTCAGTTTAACTGGTTGAAATTCTTCCGGAATAAATCCACAGTCATCGCATCGAAACACCGGGATCGGAACCATTGTGTCTTTATCTGCGCCTGTTAGTAGTTTCGATACTTTATTGATAGCCATTACCTGTCGAAAATACATTCCGTTGCATTCTTTGCATGTAATCGGCTGCATATCATTTGGTCCGATATTTACATTTAGTTTATTACTCATAATTCTCCTAATATATTAACAAACATTGCCATTATGTTGATTTCTTTGTCTACTACCGATGCATCTTTGTACTGAGATTCTGCAATAATCAAAATGCATGGGGCAACATGACCGTGTGCAAATTCATCCAGATTATCATACAAAAATGTGTATAATGCTGTGAAGTCCCGTACTTTGCTATCAGCAATTATTTGACGAATCTTTGTGAATGCAGCTTTTTTATCTTTTGCCGTTTTCAGCACATCCAGGATCTCGGTCATGTAATTAGCTTGTATAGCACTGGCCTTGTCCAATTGCAATTTACCGTTTACTACAGACGCCTGGGCTGCATTAATAGCTCGCCGGATATCTGGATAAGATGCATTGATGATTGCTGCTACATCTTTTATGTCATATTCAACGCCACATTGTTCTAACACAGTAACCAGACGCTTAGCTACATCCGTTTTGTTTGGTGGCGTAATAGCAAATGTCTGACAACGAGATTGTATAGGATCAATGATCTTTTCTACATAATTGCATGTTAAAATAAAACGGGTTGTTTTGCTGTATGTTTCCATTAGATTGCGAAGTGCTGCCTGGGCATTCGGCGTTAAGTAATCAGCCTCATCTAGTATAACAATTTTCCAACGACGAAATCCAACCGTGGATGCGTATCGTTTAATTTTATCACGAACTGCATCAACTGAGTTTTCATCAGATGCATTTATATACATAACATCGGCATCCACACTACCGGCGATAATTTTTGCCAATGTGGTTTTCCCAGTTCCAGCTGTGCCATAAAATAACAAATGAGGAACATCGCCATTAGCAATAAATACACTAACCTTTTCAATGATGTGTTCATTACCAATATATCCTTCTAATGTATCTGGGCGAAATGCCTCTACCCAAAGTGTATTTTCCTGTGTACCAAACATGTTATTGTCCCGTTGATCCAAAACCTTTATCACCTCGTTTACTGCCAGTCAATGATTCGGTAGCTAACCATTCGATTCGTTCTACTTTTGATAGTACTATCTGAGCTATTCGATCACCAGCTGTAAATTCTACGGATCTAGGACCATGATTAATTAAAATTACACACAACTCACCTCTATAATCAGAATCTATCGTTCCTGGTGTATTTAACACAGTAATTCCATGTTTTACGGCTAATCCGCTACGGGGTCTAACTTGCACTTCATATCCGGCTGGGATTTCCATGTATAGCCCGGTTGGTACTAACTCACGTCCTCCCGGATCTATAGCAAAATCCTTTGTGCACTTAACATCTAATCCAGCTGCCCCAGGTGTTTCATACTGTGGCAACGCATTGTTTGATTTATTTACTACTGATACTATCATGATTAATTCTGTAATTGTACGAGCCAATAAGATGATTCAAAATCAGATCCGGTGAAATCTATGCGAGCCAATCCTTGCGGTGATACATGCAATTTTCCAGCATCGCCACGATTTGCAATTAAAACTTCTTTGAGTTTATCTGCAGAAAAACAAATAGGATCCATGTTAGCAACATTGCTAGGACCAACTTCAAATGAAATGTTATCTGCATTAATAGTAGTATAATTAATTACAAACACGATGACTCCGTTTTTCACTTGAACCGCAAAATTCTTTGCATCTGGAAGTGCATTTTTTGCTTTGATAAACTTTGTTACGAATTCATCGTTAATATCAATTGCAACTTCATAATCCGGTTCAGCATTGATGGTTGGCACTGCTGGGATAACGGTGGTATCTGCCAACATGAATGTCATTTTAGTGGAACCTTCCGAGATCTTCATTGCATAATTTTTTCCAGATGATTCTTGCACACTGATTTCAATGTTTTCACCAACTGCGCCTAACATCTTTGTTAATGCTCCGGTATGATTGATACCTAGTGCACCTTTCATGAATGGAGTAGTCTTCCATTGAATTCTTCCTACAATTGTCTGATCTTGGTCGATCAAATCACATCCAACTCCATTTGTGTTTTCTTTTACGATAACTGCCTCACAGTTTCCAGCAAGATGATATCGATTAATAAATGATTGCAATTTACTTTTTTCCATTATTTACCTTTTAAAATTTAAAGAATTCTGCGAACTTGTTTGCATCGGTTGTGGAAATAGAATCACCACCGAATTTTTTATATGTTTTCTTATACTTTGCATATACATGCATTGCATTGTCTGGGTCAGCAAACATATCATGCAATGATAATATCACATTGAATAGATCCGTTGGTATAGCTGTCTCTAACAATTCTACATGGGAATCTACCATTTTATCAATATCCTTGGCAATATCAACATAAAGATGTGTATTATGCACAACCATACGTGGCATACCTTCCTGTGAATAACGATCTAGTCCATCTGCCGTTTCTCCGCCTAAATATTCATATGTAAAGTCTCGACACGCTGGACAATCTAAACTGCAAGGAACATGTTTTGTCTTATCAATCTCCACAGACTCTTTGCCTTTCTTAATATGTGTCTTTCTGCGATATTCTGCATTCTTAGGAAAATACAATTCTGTAAATGTTTGCGTTTTATAGTTGCCGGAATGCAGATATGTACCATATACTGGATACTGACCTGGCGACGATGAATCCGTTGATAATTGCACTCGCCCGTTAGTCAAATCATTGAGAAGTTTTTGCAAAGTAGATAAAATAAAGAAATCTGATATTTTTGAGATTCCTAGTAAGTGAACATATTGCACATGAGCCTTTTCGAATTCACGTTCTTGCAGCATTAGTGCAATCACGTACATGAAATCTACCAAACGCTTAGGACCACCAATACACCATCCATTGAAATCAAAGTCCTTGAATTTATGATACCAAGTATTATATTCTTCATTGTATGTACCCTGAATAACATTTAAAAATTTAGTTTTTCCTGACTGATGTTTTTCAAACCATTTAAAGTTATCAAAAGAAATATCCATTGAATCTTGAAAACGATTCTCAAAGGTAACGCGAGGTGGAATATCTAGGTTTGCTGCTACATCACTATTAGCTTCTAACCAATGGAAAATCTTTTCACGTATCGTGCTATCCCATTTTAGTGCACCAGTAGCAATCTGG